TTTTCAGTTGGCGTAAATCTTAAGCATTCTGCGTCACCGGCACCTGAAGATAGTGCTTGTCAAGCTGCGGAAACGCCAAGCATTTCCGC